TTTTATGAGAGTCTATTGAAAATACATCGTGTGTTAGTTTTTGATGAAAGTCCTGCATGTACTGTGGTTTTTTTAGTACCATGCCCACTACTTTACTTTCAGCAGTTGTTACATTCAGTTTTCTTTCTCCTGTGCTATTCTCCATTTATTTCCTCGAATGTATCCGGTACATTTATTTTTTTCCTAGTTTTTAATGACTTCATGTAGTCATCTACATAAGCCTGTAATGAGTTTTCCTCTTTTTGTATTTCTATAGCAAGTTGGTCAGCCAAGTCCCTTCTAATAATCGCTGATACGAGAGGAAAAGGGTTCTCCGTGTTTAGCTGGTCTTCTCTTCCAAAATAGGAATCAGACATCTTGGCTAAAGCGAAGTAAACCCTAAACCTCCCATAGTTCCTTGATAACCTGCGAAATTGTATAAGAGTCTCGTTTGAATATCTAGCACTAAAGAGTTGCTGATACAGCTGATTCAGGACTGTGCCTGGATTAGTTGTTTTCTTTAATTCTGTAAGTGCTTTACCGAGTAAGTTTTCCATAATGTTTAAGAGAGTAATCTTTTTTTATTATAGGTCAAATAGGCTTTTCACAGCGTCTTCTAGGTCTGTATCTTCTGCTGAAACTTCTTCTTCAACAGGAACTTCTGGTTCTACAACCTCTGTTGCTACGGCTTCCACTGCGGGTTTTTCTTCCCAAGGTGGTTTTTCTGGAGCCACTTCTTTTTTAGGTTCAAAAATAGGATTGTCTGCAACAGTTGCATCTAAAGCAGATTCTGCTCGTCTTGCTGAGAAAATATCTTTCAAACTTGCACCACTAAGGAAAGATTTAATCTCTCCAGATTCCAAATGTAGTGGAGCCTCAGATAGTTTGTAAAGTTCCTCCGTAACTTCCACTGGGTCATTTTGATGTGGCATAGCAGAAGCAGAAGGTCTCTTCGTCTTCGCTGGAACCATAATCATAATATCAAAGTTGTCAATACCAACTCTTTCGCCAGCTTCATCTAATACTGAGCTATTAATTGTTTTTAATTGGTCGTACAGTTCTGTGCCACGATTTAGAATTACAACCTGATTTAAAGGTTTAGGCTCTTCGTTCACTAACACAGAGTTACAGTTTGCACATACACTTGGGTAAGTTCCCATAACGGGTTTGTGTACCTGACCACAAGATGCACAGGTTTTGGAAAGAGTTCTATCCAAAGCATTGACATAGAAAACCTGTCGTCTTCGTGAATAGCTCTTATCTTCTCTATATCCATCACCCTTTTCTGCCACAATTCTTTTATTGTTTAAACAAATTGGACATTCATCTCCTAAACATTCAAGATTCGCATTATGAATCCAGTGTGTAAAGGTAATGTAAAATCCTTCATCTCCAGGCAAAAGTCTAACGGAATGGTTACCCGCTGTAAGTTTCAAAAACTCTTTCTTTCGTCCGGTAAATTCACTAGTTTGTTCCATTTCTGGCATTCGCATGTTCATGTATATTTCTCCTAGCCCTCTTCTGGTGCTTTTGCACTCTTCGGGGCACTATAAAATAATTCTTCAAATTTTTTGCTGGAAGTTACATCTAGTTCATTAATCAGTTCCATTGCTTCTTCGGTACTAAGCTTATGAGTAGTTTCTTTTAGTTTAAAATATTTTAAGAAGCTCTTCTCAATTTGAAAAAGCTGAATAGACCTTAAGCGTTTCATTGCTTCATTATCAAATGCAACACTTTCTGGAATATCTTCAATTGTATCAGAAAAACTAATGTTCTGGTAATTTCCTAATGAGTATAGTCTAGTTGTCGTTACTGACCTCTTCATTTTCCTTTTCCTTTCCCTCGTAAATAAGTCTAGCAATCATAATTCTATCGCCATCCTTATCCATTTCGGACATAAACTCGATAGAGCGGGTACTTCTGATTTCCTCAATCTTTTCCATATCTTTAGTTGTAATGGTAACTACTCCATTATTCTTAATAAGATAATCAAAAAGCATTACATCTGTCAGAAAGTCCTGCACATCAAAATTTCCTAAAACTTTCTCAAGTTGCCCCTGTACTTCTTCCTCACTTAATTCCAAATCCTTAGCAAACGCCTTTATCTCTTCTTCCATAATTTCTCCTTTACTTAGTCTAATAGGTCTGCGATAATATCTTCGTCATCGTCAACAGAGACCATAGCTGTCTTGTTAACTATAACATTATAACACACTTCTCTTATTTTGTCAAGGACTTCTGGATTTTTCCCTAATTCTTCCAGCGTATTATTTAGTCCGTGTCCAAGTCTGTCATCTTCATAATAATAATATGAACCTCTTGTTTTTACAACGCCTATCAATTTTGCAAACTCAACAGTGTCTCTAGCAGTGTCTACACCCATACCAAAGATAAAGGGTATTGAGTGTGAACGAAATGGCGGTGCTACTTTGTTTTTCTTCACCGTAAAGGTTGTAAGAATACCAATTTGTTCCTTATCTGATATGATTGGTTGTGGAGCACCAAGCTGAATTCTTATGCTTGTGTAATGCTTCAAAGCCCAACCCCCAGGAGTACCATAACCTCTTGAGTATCCTCCAATTTTGTCCCTTACCTGATTGATTAACAACAACGCAACATTGTTTCGTCTAATGTATGGTGCGTTTCTTCTAAAGAACTTAGAAAGTAATCTAGGAACTTCTGCCATTGTCGCATCTTCAAGGTCTTTTACTCTTTCTCTACGAGAAGATAGAGCGGCAATTGAGTCTACAATTATAAGAGCAAACATTCCGCTCCTAATACCCCTCTCACAAATTTCCATAGCATCTTCCCCAACTTCTGGTTGAGTAATTACCATGTTTTGTGGTGAGTATAAACCATCAAGAAGGTCAATTGTATAATTTAAGTCAATCATATTTTCTACATCTATGTACAGAACCTTCTCCCCAAGTTTGATTGTTTCTTTAGCAATACAATTTGCCAAAGTACTCTTACCTGTAGCTTCTGGTCCAAAGAGTTCTGTAATCTTTCCTCTAGGAATTCCGCCCACACCTAAAGAAATATCTAAAGAAGTACTTCCTGTGCTTATAGTCTCTAATTCTCTTTCTTCTGTGATTATCAGCTGGTCATCATAATCTGACCTTACCTCGTTAATAAATTCTTCTATATTCTTATACTCCATTACAATTCCTCCACATAATAAGGTGCTCCAACAAACGCATTATACTTGCCAGCTATTTGTAAAGCACGAATAATCTTTTCTTTTGGTGAAAGTTCTGTTTCACTTAATGATTCCATTACGCCCATAGCATATGCTCTTCCAGACCCCATAGCAGTAAAATCTTCTGCATAGACATCTATCTGAAAATCTCCATAAAAGTTGTAAACAACGCCCCTATATCCAATTAACAAATAAACAATAACGCCTTCTTCATTATTATCTATTTTGGTGAGTCCTCCTTCCGTAAATAGCTCTCTAACAATTGGAACAACTACTGTGATTATATACTTATAGTCATCTTTTCCAGTATTTTTAGGAACGTCTAGAGAGAATCTTAAAAGGTTGCTTCCCCTAATGCTTCCAGCAGAACCAATAAGAAATTCCCCTACTTTATAAACTTTCTTTTCTTTTTTTATTCTTGTATACCCACCTCCTGTACTTGACAGTGAGTCACCCCCCATATAAACCTTTCCGTTTTCAGCTATTGCAACAATGCAAGTCATTATATTTTTTCCTCAAAGTCTGGACACTCCCAAATAGGAGCTACTGTTTTATTTCTTATGCAGAAAGCAAAATTTTCTCCTGCGATTCTACAATGTTTATCTGTATCGGGTTTAAACTTTCCGCAGTCATGGCATAAACAATGTTCGTTATGTAATCCCATATGGTCTGACCTTACCCAAACAGCATTTCCATGATGTTCATAGTAAATATAATAATTTTCTTCTTTCTTCCCCATTAAAATTCTCTCCCCTCAAAAAGTTCTGGATGTTCTGCTCTAATCCAACAAATAAACGCATTACCAACTACTTTTAGATATGGCATTGGCTCATCACCATAAAAGAACTTGTCATAATAATCTCTTACATCACCAGATAGTCTTGCTTCTTGACCTTTCGGTGAACGATTAAGCCAAGTGTTACCCCACCTAAGGTCATCAGCACGTAACTGAGCTTCAAACGCTTCCATAAATTCAGGAAGGAAGTCCCAAACTTTAATTTCTTCATTCATTCTCTCTCCTTTTTTTATTTGTTCCTCTCATCCACTATGTTCTCCAATATACACTAATAACCACAGAATTCCTAACCCACCAACAAGATAAAAAATACATTCAAATATAATCTGGTCTATTGGTTTTTTATCCATTACTTACTCCAATATGGCAGTACTTTTGTACCAACCTCTGTTGAAATCTGTGTCATCAAAATTTCTCCAGCCTTTTTCATTGCATTAACCATGAATGCTTCTGCTTCTACCACTATGTCATCATCCACTTCCGCAACAATTTCATCGTGAACAGTCATAACAATTTTAAACTTATCTTCCCAAGGATTGTCGTTTTGCATCATGAGTAACGCATACTTTAACATGTCTGCTGAACCACCTTGGACAATATGATTGAAACCTTCTCTATTAATTGAACCTTTGAATTTGTACATGTCTTGGGTAGTTTCCCAAAAACTGTCTTTTCTAAATCCTCTACGTCTACCAATAGGTGTAACTGAGTATCTAATTTTCCACACTAAGTTCTGAACATCTTTCTGAAACTTAGACAACTTAGGAAACCCATTTACAAACTTAACTAATATTTTTTCTGCTTCTTCTGTGGTAACTCCCAACGTGTTAGCTAACCCATATGCAGAAGACCCATATAATATAGCAAAATTAACTGTTTTACCTATATTACGTTGTTCCTCAGTTATTTCTTCCAAAGGAATGTCAGACAACATAGAAGCTGTAGCTGTATGCATATCTTCGCCTTTCTGGTAAGCCTCAATAATTGCTGGCTCTCCTGATAATTCTCCTGCGAGTCTAAACTCTTGCTGTGAATAGTCAGCAGTAATTATCTTCTTTCCCTCAGGAGCAATAAAACAACTCCTATATTCACTGCCTTTGATAATGTTCTGTAAGTTGGGCTTTCTTGATGAAAATCTGCCTGTTGTAGTGCCTATTTGATTGAATTTGGCGTAAATTCTCCCATCTTCTTTAACATTTGCAAGAAAATCCAACCCATAAGTAGTAACACGCTTGTAATTTTTTCTAAAGTCGAGTAATAGCTTGGCTATTGGTAGTCTTTTGGCAAGTGATACCAATACTTTCTCCGCAGTTGAGTCTACCCCTGAACCCATAAGTTGTAAAAACTTCTTTACTTGTTTTGGCGAAGCTAAATTCAACCTTTCTTTAAATTCTTGCTCTATAAGAACCATATTTTCGGGAGTATCAAAAGTAATAACTTCAAGACGTTTGCCCTCTTTCTTGGTTTTCTTGAAGGGAATATGCATATGTAAAAGAAAATCCCGTATGTCCACAAAAAGCTCATGTGGAATAATCTCATCTAAACAAAATCTCCATACAGCATCAATAATTTCCTCTCTCAAAGTCTCTGATTTTTCTAATGCAATTTCATACAATCCCATCCACTTATCACGGTCAATCATAACTCCGTTGCATTCCATTATGGTTACTACAGGAACCAACTGCATTTCCAAACTCAAAACTTTTTGCATTTTCTTACCTGCAATAAGCTCTAATTGCTGTTTTCTTATTTCGTCCAACCACAAAACATCTACAGCACCATAGATTAACATATCCTGAGTTAACTCAGCACCTGTTTCTTTTATTGCAACAAACTTCATGACTGTATCTTTCTCAACAGTTTCTCCAAGATACTTATAACCTAATTCTTGATAGCTAGGATATTTTTCTCTAGCTTCTGTAATCAAGTATTCCGCAATCATGGTACAGTGAATATTTCTAAATAGTATACCATACTTTTCAAATGTAAATTTAATATCAAATTTAGCATTATGAGCCAGTATCGGTTTATTTGACATAAATAATAATTCTAGGATATACCTTGTAACTCTATCTTGAAGTGTCCGTGTGTTAATTAAATAAGTATTCCCGTTAATTCTAAATTGAATTAACAGGATTATGTCTTCTTTGAAATCAAAACCAGTAGTCTCAATATCATAGGAGATAGTTTCAGTCTTATCTAAGTCGTTTTGGATTTGTATTACTTCTTCAGCTGTCTCCACCAGAACGAATAAATTTTCCATATTTTTCCTACCCTTTTTTTTCGTGTGTATTCATACATTCTAATATACTATTTATATAATTAATTAATATACTAAATATAGTAGTCTATTAATCGGAGTTAATTAAGGTTAATATATCTATATGGATGTATCTAATGATTATACCATACTTTGATTCATTTGTCAAGCCCCAATTCTAAAGGAGAATGTGGAGATTTAATACATTCTTTTCCAATCATAAGTCTACCACAAATACTGCAATATTCTTTATATTCTTTTTTCTTTTTAACTAAAGAATCAATATATTCATTAAAAGATTTAATATCTCCATACACAAATAGTAAATTATATCCAGCAGATTTAATTTTCTCTGCTAAGGTAATATCTAGCATGATATTATACCATCCTTTTTTTGTTTGTCAACCATCAGTTTACTCAAGCTCAGGTGCAAAATTTTCCCATGTAGGACAAATATGAAATGCTCCCTCCTCAATATGTGCCAAACAGCATTTGCAAATCCAAGCACGGGCTGTTCCAGTTGCATACTGCTCTTCTTGAATATAGTCACTATTTGTAGTAGTTGCATAGCCATGCTGTAAACAGTTACGCTGACCACATTTTGGACAGCCCTGCTCTCTTGCTATAACATCAAAGACATCAAAGAAGCTACCATCAAGTACACGACCACCTCTAGTTCTTAAAAGAGTCCAGTGATTCTTTTCTCTGTAACCATCATACTTTATTGTATACCCATTTCCAATATCGACAAATAAAAATTGTGGTGACTGTAATGAATAGGCAGGTAATTTATCAGGAACAGGCATTTCTCTTCCACAGTCTGCACACACATGGTCATGTGGATGTCCTTTATAAACTTTACCCTTTGTTTGTCCACAATTTATACACGGTTTACCCATTTTACAACTCCTCTACATGATAAATAGAACATCCTAAATTTTCACAAGTTCTTCCCCAAAGTCTGACAGTTAGCTCTTCTTTACAGTATGGACATAGATGTTTTTCCTTAAATATAAAAATAATCTGTGCCCTAGACCTGAAAACAGGACCTGCAAAAGTACCTTTAAACGGAACCTTTTCTTTTTTCTCTTCTTTTATATATTCTTCTAGCAAAAGATTTTTTACCCATTGAGAAAAAGGCTGTTCTTCATACGCCATTCCTTCTGGAGTACATAACCAGTCTTGATATAGGTCGTAAGCATCCTGATATGTTTCTTTTTTATTCATCTACACCGCTCCAACAAAAAATATTTACAAACAGGATAACTAAAAGCCAGTCAATAAGGCTGTTTGCATTAAATAACATCCCTACAATGAGAACCCAAAAGATAAAACTACACATCTTTAAGCTCCGAAATACCATAAACAATAGCACCCACCCCCATAACAATACCTCCAACAACATACTCCTCTGTTAACAGGAGTACAAGTCCAGCACTAGTGATAAGAGTTGCTAAAAATTCCATCAATTCCTCCTTGACAAACTGATTAAAGTATGGTATAATGTTCTTAATGGTAAAAAGAAGGTTGATTTTCTTACCCTCTATAGACATTATACCACATAACTACCTAGTTGTCAAGGAGGAATTCAATGAATATAGGCTCAGGAAATAGATACCCTGCTAATAGTTTATCAAACTTTGCACCTCACCCTTTCGTAATTGATGGGGTAAATTGCAATAGCATGGAAGGATTTCTACAATCGTTGAAGTTTAAAAATCCAGACATGCAGGTAGAAGTGTGCAAGCTGGTTGGAAAATCTGCCAAATTCAAAGGGAAACCTAAGAAATGGTGGAAAACTCAGACACTTTGGTGGAAAGGAATAGAAATTGACAGGCACGGAGAGGAGTACCAAGAATTATTGGATAGGGCTTACTGGGCTTTATGTAGAAATACAGGCTTTCAGAAGGCACTCTTAGCCTCAAGAAACTCTGCTCTTACTCACTCATTAGGAAACAGAGACTCACATAGAACTATCTTAACAATTAGGGAATTTTGTGGGAGACTTGAACATATGAGAGAAAAATTACAAGACTACTATGAGAAATAAGGAGAACTAAATGGATACTTGGAATGTAGACCTAATTTTAAAGAGAAATGGAAAAGAAGATTTAAAGAATACAAAATACATACGCATGGATGGTCTTACTCCGCAAATGCAAAATATTAAATTAAGAAATCTTACTGCGAAAATGACAGAAGATTTTATTTCTTTTTTAAATAATGAAAATGACTATACACAAAGATGCGGAAACTGTGGTGGAGAGTACCTGAGAAGACTTATGGGAAATGAATATTTTCTATACTGTCCCGATTGTGGAATGGGAGAGAACGAGTGAACAGAGAGAACTTGCGAAAAACAATACGAGACTTTCTAAAAGATTTTAACTGTCACTACACTATTGACTTAGACACTGAGAATGGATTTCCCTTGGTTGATATATTATCACCTAAGGGAACAATAAGAGAAGGGTTGTTAGAGATTGAACACATTTCTGATGAACTTGCTGATGAAGTTTTCAACTCACTTCCTAAAATGAATCACGAATGGAAAGAAAGACCAAAAGGCTTTCTTGCTGACTTCACACCACAGCATGATGAGGAAAGGAAGAATTATGTAAGAGAGTTACACCAAGTTATTTGGAAATTACTAAAGGTAATAGGTATTTCGTGGAGTGGGGAACTTAAGAATTGTGTTACTACCACCCTTGATAGCCTAAAATTAGAGGGTGAGGAATTGTCACAAGAAAAAATAGCAGGAATATATGCTAAAAAGAAATATGACTATGCTTCCTCTCCTGATACCTTAGCTGGACATGTTTACCAAAGAGGCTGGCTAGACTGTTTTGAACACTACCAGCCAAAAACACAAGAACACAGCCAATTACTAGAAATATCCAAGCTGAATTTTTATATGTTAAAACGAATTGGTGGTTTTTCAGATGAACTCCCCACACCACCAGAGGGGGATAATGAGAAAACAAGAGATACTTAAAATAGGCAAAAGACTTGTCGCAGAATATACACACGCTAGCAGGGTAGAGGTTCTAAATAATTTTGCCGAAGAGATAGAAGAACTAAAGTACGAGGGAGCTAGAACAGTATTAGAGGAATTTTTACGAAAAGTAGATTGGTTTATGTGGGACAAGAAAACAATGAAAAATATTGCCAATTGGATAAATAAAAAGGAGAAACGATGAAAGAAACACTAGAAAAACTATTAGCAGAGTATTCAGAATTTCATGTAGATTCAAACAGGATGACCTTTACTCAGAAAAATTGGACTGAGTTTGCTGAGGCTGTAGAGGAAAAAGCAGTCACCTTTGACCCAAATGGCTTTGAACTTATGGGAGAAGGGATAGAGTACTGGAAAAATTTGGAGATTTACGCCAAAGAAAACATGACAGATGAGCTTATTAAAGACAAGGTTATTTTAGAGTCCGAAGTTGCAAGGCTAAAAGAGGAATTAGAATCAGAAAAGAAGGTAAAGGAAGAGAATTTCAGGGCTTTTGAAGAAACTAAAACTGAACTAAACGAGTTTGTCGAATCTGGATGGGAAGCTAATGGAAATAAGCTTTACCTAAAGGGAGAGCAACATTCCTAATGGCTAGTCGTAAAAAAGTAGCTACTTGTAAAGGGGTAAGAAAAGACGGAAAGCCTTGCAAAGGTAAGGGGTATGAAGATGGGTACTGTAAACACCATATACACCAAAAGCCAAAAAAAGAGATAAAAAAATCACGTGCAAAGAGCATAAAGGCATATCGTGAATATCTAAAATCTCCTGAGTGGGCAGTAAAGCGTCAAATAGTTCTTAGTGTTCTAGGTGAAACCTGTAAATTGTGTGGAAAATCCGCAACTACTGTTCACCACAACACATACAAGACATTATTTGAGGAAAACATCCTGAAAGACTTAACAGTTTTATGTTCAAGCTGTCATGCAAAGTACCATAAAAAAGGAAATTATCGTGGCAATAAAACTAGACGAAGGTAAATATAAATGTTTCTTCTGTCATGAAGAGTATAAGTTTGAAAGAGAAGCAGATGAGTGTGTTACTAGGCATAACTTATTGTATGTGCCAATGACATCAGAGGAAATGATGCAACTTATCAGATATATTTATGAACAACAGAATCCACCAGTAGAGCTTATTGGTAGAATGAAAAAACTAATGAAAGAGAAGGCAGGTAAAACTCATTGAGCAAAAAGCTAACAATGTCAAAAAAAGAGTGTTTATACTGCAAAGTTAATAATAAAAAATCAAGAGATACAAAATTTAGAGTGGTAGCATTAGACAGACCTTATATTAACCTGTGGTTTCACAGGGCATGTTTGGTTAAGCTGAAAGACACTTTAAATGACTTTTTGATAGAAAACAGAGAAAAATGGGTAAAATAATCATTAGATTTTATCAAGAATACAAGGAAATATGATATAATGTCTATAGAAACAGTTAAAAAACCTAAAAAAATACAAGAAATTGAAAAAGAGGTTAAAAAGAGGATGCCTAAAAAGATTGGGTGTCCTATCTGTGGAGACACAGAGAATTTAGTACCATCAGGAAGATGTGTTACATGTCTTAGTTGCGGGTGGTCTAAATGTAGCCTATAGGAGGGGAGTTTGGCAAAGAGAGTAAAATCGAAAGGAAGTTTACGTAACCTAGCACAATACAAAAATCTCTCAGATGCGGAATTTGATATAGTTTGGGAAGAAAGACAGGCAAAAGTACTGACAACTTTCAAGCCAAAACAAGAACTAGAGGATAGGATACTGGACATGATGGAACTGTTCAGAGAGGACTATGCCCTAGATGATTTAAAATTTAATGATACACAAGTTCTTAGGGCACTTATACGTGCCTTATTAACTTTAAGTGACTACGAAGATACTCTTTATACTGAACAACAAGAAGGGGTCGGAGCAGAAAACATCAGAGTTATTGGGGAACTAAACAAATTTATTTCTAGCCTGAGAAAAGATATCTCAGACATGCAGAGAGATTTAAATATTACACGTAAGACTCGTAAAGAAGAAAAAGAAGATTCAATCGAAGCCTATATCAAAAACATTCAGGAGAAGGCTAATAGGTTTTATAAAAATAAGGTTTATAGGGCTATTTGTCCAGAGTGTGGAATGATGTTGTTTGATGGATGGTTTTTATATCCTGATGAAGACAACAAGCTTACCATTGAGTGTGGTAGAATGCTTGAACAAAAGGAAGAAGATGAGGAAGCAAAGTGTACTGGAAAGTTGGAACTTACCTCTTCTGAGTTGAGAGACTTGCAAGAAGAGTATAAAGATAAGTTTCCAGAGGGACTCTAGTATATGTCTGTAGTAGAAAAGCTTTCTGTTAAAGAACAGCAACTCATAAGAATCTTTAAAAATCCTGTTTTGTTTGGAGAATTTTTACACGAAATAGATTCAAACGATGAGGATTTACGAGAAGAAGTTACTGAGATAGAACAAAATATGGAATTTACAATCTACCAGAAAGAGTTATTGGTAGATACAAATCCATACATTTCTCTAAGAGCAGCACGTGCAGTAGGTAAAACGTTTGCTATTGTACACATGATTATCTGGATACTGTTTAACAATCTTTATCCTGGGGAGTACATAATTTACTCCGTGCCAAACAAAGCACAGCTAGACCCTGTGTGGGAAATGTTAAAAATGTTCTTTAGAACTAATAGCTTACTAAAGAATTTTGTAAATTACAGAAGTGGAATTAATAATTCAGAGCATAGAATTGAAACAAAAGCACATGCTACTCTTATGTGCAGAATTGCTGGACAATCAGGAAAGGGGGAAAATGTTATTGGTCTTCACACACCCTTCTTTATTGTAGACGAATCTGGATATTATCCTTGGGGAACGTGGCTGGAACTTCAAGCTACAATTAACTATTGGATGAGTGGGAGTAAACTTATTGTCTCAGGAGTTCCTACTGGAATTCGTGAGGAAAATGTAAACTTTCACGCAGATAAGAATGATGATACCTATAGTAGATATAGAATTGATTCTTATCAAAATCCTAGATTTGATGACGAAGCAGAAGAGGATGCTATACGAAGATACGGGGGAAAAACCACAGAGGAATTTGCCCATTTTGTTTTAGGACAACACGGTTCTCCTATCTACGCAGTATTTGATAGAAGACTAATGAATATCAAATCTTACCCAGTATATAAAATAGCCCTAAATGGTATTACTTTTGGAGAGAACTTCAACGACTATTTTCAAAAAGTACAAATACTTCCAGCAATGCCGAAAAACCAGGGTGTAATCTTTGGAGTAGACCTTGGATATACAGAACCCACAGCAATTTTCATTCTATATTTAGATGAGAACATGAATTTTAAATTTCATTCCAAAATTCGCTTAGTAAAGGTTCCTTATCCAATTCAAAAAAGATTCATAGATGCCTTGGACACAAAGTATAGTCCCTCATTGATAGGGATGGATGAAGGACACGCAGGAATGAGTGTAATTCAGGATTTACTAAAGGGAAAACAGTATCAAAAGAAAAACTATGAGGATTACCTCATACCAATCAAATTCAATTCAGCAATCATACTTGGAATAGACGAAGACGGTAAAGAAATAAAATCAAGAGCAAAGCCTTTATCTGTTTCACTCCTACAGGAGTACACAAACAAACACAGAATCATTTATTCTACTACGGATATGGATACTGTAACTGAGTTGGAAAGGATGTCTTATACAAAAAACCCAACTACTGGAATAATTTCATATAAGACAATGACACCAGCGGGGGGACATAAAGGCGAAGACCACTTTACTGCATCACTTTTAAGTGGGGTGCTGGCTTATTATCTCACAAATGAGAGTTTAGATTTCCGAAGTAGACAAATCAAGTTATTAGGAACAGGTTGGTTATAATGGCAAGAAAAAAAGATAGCACAGTAAAAGCAGAAGCGACAGCTAGACTGCAAAAAGAAAAATTAAGCGACCCAAAAGCAATAAGTCATATGACTTCTGCTATTTGGGATACCCCAGCTAACAGCTACAATGTTGCGAATCCTTGGAGAGATGCTCCGTATAATAAGCCAAAAGCAGGAGCACTTACAGCAAAAGAGTATGAGGAAGTAGTAGACAGATGTAGGTATTTTTATAGAAAAGACCCCATAGCTGGTACTACAATAGATAAATTAATAGAACTTGGTGTTAATGAATTAATCATTGATAAGGGGTCACTTTCAGACAATCAGTATAGAATATTAGAAGGAATAAAGCCACAAATCATTGATTTTCTACAGGAGGGAGCACAGGAGTTCCTTGTTTCTGGATTAGTGGTTCCATCCATTACTTTTGAATGGAAAAAGAAATCTTATCTAGAAGATATGGGAGTAAAGAAATATCCTAAAGCATGGCTACCTAAAGATATGTGGTTTAGAAATCCTAAGAATATTGAATTAAAAGATTCCTTTATTTCTAGAGAGCCTAGATATTACGTAAATATTCCTACAGAATATTTAAAACTCCTACAAGAGTCTCTAACACCAACTACACAAGAAGATTCAAAAACTGTAACAGATTTTCTAACCTCATATCCAGGATTTGTAGAACAAATTAAATCAGGAAATAGAAAGATTCTTTTGAAAGACGAGCATAGCTTATTTATTAGAAGAAAACCAATGGTTGATACGCCGTATCCAACACCATATCTATATTCTGCACTTGAGTCTTTAGAACACAAAAGAAACATTCGTGCTATGGACTTTGCACTAGCATCCAGAGTAATTGAAGCTATACAAATATTTAAACTTGGGGATAAGGATTTTCCTTTAACACAGGAAACAGAATATCAGCTGGAAGACTTAAAAGCTCAAATTAGTTCAAGATATGCAGTATCACCAGCTAGTGTAGAAAGAGTATTTCAACTGTTTGGAAACCATACCCTTGATGTTAATTGGGTAATACCTCCAGTAGAGGCTCTTTTGAGCAATGACAAATACAAAGAAGTAAATAACGACATCATCTACGCTTTAGGTTTTCCAAGAGTAAAAGAAGTGGGTCAGCAGACCATGACTTCGCAACCCTTTCTCCTATTGCTACAATGGAGAACTTTAGAGTAAAGCTACTTAGAATTGCAAAATACATCTTTGACGAAGTAGTAAAGAAAAATGATTTAGGAGACTATGGTGGAGTAAGGTTTGAAAAAATCAACCTAGTAAAATTTGAAGACCTGTCAGTTGCACTCCTAGCTCTATATGAAAAAGGCAATATTTCTAGAAGCTCTATTTCAGAATTTTATGGTTACAACTGGGATGAAGAAGTTCACGCTAGAAAGGAAGAAAAAGATTTATTAGAAGAATTAGGCTTAGATGAGTACAATCCACAACCATTTGATAAACCAGCAGATACACCTAATGATATCAAACCAGATGTGGAATCTACTGAAAACGAGCCAGAATCAACAAAAAAGGAGTAAAAAATGACAGAATTTATCAAGATTTCATCAGATATGATACAATATAGTATAGATAATAGTGAAAAGGTTAATGAATCCTTTGCCTCTTTATTACTTAATCCTAATGTAACATGGGCTAAGTTCATCCTCACTGACGATGAACCTAATGGGAATAAAGTAAGAATTCCGAAAGAGGAGTTTAGTAACATTATCAATTCTGGTATCCACATGCCTATAAAAATGACCCTTGGAAAGATTGAAGGACATGAAGCATCGATGCCTATTGGTGTGATTACCCACCTGAAAGAGGTTGGAAATCGCATTGAAGGACTTGCTGCTCTGTGGAACAGTGAAAGACCAGAAGATATCGGATTACTAAGAGAAAAGAAAGATAATGACGAAACACTAAATATTTCTTGGGAAATTGGTTATACAATGACCAGTGACAGCGAAAAATATGAAGGTGTAATGGACCTTTACCACACAGTCTTAAAGGCAGCTACTCTTGTAGAGACACCTGCCTATGAGGGTCGCACAACTATTCTTGCATTAGCAGAAATGGAGAAAAAAGATATGGAAGAGAAAGAATTAAAAATCGAAGAATTGGAAAAGTCTTTGACTGAGTTGCAAGAGGAAAAAGAGGAATTACTAGAAAAACTCGACAATTCAATTGCATCAGTACAAGAACTTTCTACTGAAATCGCAGAATTAAAAGAGTTTAAAGTTGAAGTGGAATCAGAAAGAGAACAAGCAGAAAAAATGTCAGGTATCAAACTTCAGTTTACTGAAGCTGGTATCGTAAAGGAAGATGAGTACTTTGTAGAAAACTCAGAAACCTTACTTGCCATGGATGAAGCCTCTCTAAAGTTCCTAATTGCAGAAGTTTTAGCTTTCGGAAAAGCAGTTGAGAAGGCAAAAGAAGATGCTGAACTAGAAGAAAGAGAAGAAACTCTTCCGCCTATTCTAGGCGAAGAAGATGCAGAACTAGATGCTAGTAAACTTGCTAATTTCCTTAAATTCGGAAAAGATAAAGAGTAACGGAGGAATAAAATGAGATTTAGAAAGATTGCTGATAGCATTGGAGCAGTAGCAGTAGAGGAGATTGTTGAAGGTCGTATGTGTGTTATAGTGGAACATTCCGAAGACGTTAACTATGGAAGTAGAGTTGACTTGGTTGGTTGTAGAGTTCCCGCCACAACAAACGAAGCATTAGAAGCAGTTTATTTAGCTGCCTTCTCTGTAGTTCAACAAGAACCCCCAATTTATGTAAATTACCCAGCTAACCCAGGAAACATGAGACAAGGGTTTAATGGAGCAAGTAATTTACCTTTCAATGCAGACGTATACACAACTGCACCAAGTATGTTGCAAGGAAGAACTATTCCTTCTGGAGCACTCGTTGCTCTACATGCTGGTGGAACATACACTGTAACTAGTGGAAACTATGTTTACAGTGCAAGCCTAGTACCAGGAGCAAGATGTGACGTAACAGACACAAATTCTGATGGTGCTGGAGAGGGTGGAAAACTAGAGTACGTTGGTACAGCAGGTATTGCAGCTGGGCAAATTGCGACAGTTATTCATCACGATACAGTAAAAAGAGAATTAACATTCAGAACTAGACAACCCTAAGTTTCCGTAATGTTTAGGAGAGTAAATTAATGGAAAAAAATAAATACAACGAAGCTATCGCTTCTCTTATGACTGATAAAGAAAAGAGAGATGAATTAGCTGAACTACTTGTTGAGTTCATTGACCCAGGACATATCACAACTGATTTTGTCGGCATGTTGCTCAACTCACGTGCAATGAAAGAAGGGGATGCGTTAGTAAAGAAAGTACGCAAGGGCATTAATGTGCGAACATTAGTACCTGGAACTGTACACTTGGCTGACGAATTCACAATCGTTGAACGTCTTCACTACTCACTTGATGGGGCTGACATCAAAGTTACTGCCTCTGAGTGGGAACTAAATTCTGGTGAATTGGGAACAATTGAAAGAATTCGTGAAGAAATGCTAAAAACCCTAAAAGACTATTACCAAAACAAAGTTTTCGCTGCCCTTACATCCGTATGGACAGGCGGAAATACACCTGATAACTACGCTGCAATAGGTGGTTCAGTGACAGCACTAGGTCTCGAAACTGCGATTCAACAAATTTCGCAAACAATCGGTGGACCAATTGTTGTTGCGGGTGTGAGAAGCGTATTGAACCCTATCACCAAATTTGGTGCATTTTGGGACGATGGCAACTCCGCAGTTGTGGGTGTAGACTCACAACTTGAAAAAGTTATGGCTGAGGGTATGTTAGGAAAATACTACGGTGCAGAAATTGTTGTAATCGACCAAGATTGGGATTACCCTGATTCCTACGGTGCATTAGTACCTACAAACAAGATTCTTGTTATGGGTAAAAATGTCGGTGAGTTTATTACTTACGGGGACATCAAGGAAAAACAATATACTGACCCAAGACCAACTCCTCCACAATGGTTCTTTGAAATCTACCAACAATTTGGTATGATTATCGACAAAGCGGAAGGAATTTACGTCATTGAGATTACCTAATAGGTAATTGTAATAAAGACTGGGATGTGGGTTTTACTACATCCCAGTCTCTAAACTTAATAAATAGGAAAGGAGATTAGAATGCCAGAAAAAACAGTTTCACCAGATGCTTTTGCTAAGATGCAAACAGGAAACCCTGTAGCAGTTTACAAAAAAGCTATTCTAGGAAAAGTTGAAGTTTCTGTTGTAAATCCATTTAACGGAGTACCAGAATCAATTATCTTACAAGGAAACCCCTCCAAGAACTCTGAGGGTTGCTTTGTAGAAGCCTGGTCACAAAAGGAAGAAGTTTTTTTTGAAAGACAAAACAAATCCCTCTTTAAGCAGGGATATCTTGTTAAATTGGAAGCAAAAGTAAAACCACAGCCTAAAGGCGAAGCAGTGAAAAGTTACGAAGAATATTCCAGAGAAGTAATTGAAGGAATTGTAACTGCCCCATTCATGAAGTTTAAGAAAGACCTCAACGAGATTGATTCTGAACCAGTGCTTTACAGGGTTCTTACAGTAGCTGAAGAGCTAGAAAGACCTGAAAAGACAATGGTGCATATTAGGCAAAGGTTAACAGAAGTACAGCAAAAAGACAGTCAACCGTAAGCAAAAGAGTTATAAACTATGCCAGTACGCTCTAGTAATTTAGATTACTTAATAGATGCATTAAGATTACAACTATACGATATTGATTCTTCCGCATACAGATACGAAGATTCTTGGTTACGCACTTCCTTGGTAGCAGGAGTGAAAGCTCTTATGCCTTGGTGGAATGACAAATATGTTATTGATAGTAGCAACGATGTAGCAAGAAACACAGTAGCTAATGGGTGGAGGACTTCAGACTATAAGTATGATTCTCCACCTATAGTACAAGTATCGGATGAAAGACCTATAATACTAATGGCATCCCTTATTATCAAAGGTGGAACCTTAGAAAATAATGCGTGGGATTATGGTTCTTGGAAGGACGATGAAATATCATTCTCAAATATTGAGGGGGGCAAACAGAAAAACGCCTCACTTAAGAGAGATTTTGAGGAACTGTCGGGGTATCTAACCCCACCAACTAAAAAGTTGGCACAGACCTTCAAAAGAGACTTAATTAATTAAAGAGACAAAAGGAAAGGAAAATATGAAAGGGTTATTTATCAGTGACGGTGTTACTCCCACTGGATTTTCAAGGGTAGCACACGGCATTATTGAGAACTTACCAGAAGATTGGCATCTTGACCACATAGCGATTAACTATCGAGGAGACCCTCACAAATATAAACATAACATCTACCCCGCCAGTCTTGGTGGAGATTTATGGGGTTTCAACAGGATTAAGGAATTTAAAGACAATGAATACGATTTTGTCTTTATTCTAAATGATATTTGGGTAATTTCCGAATACCTAAGGGTGTTCAAAGACTTAGAAGAAACAGTAGAAGGGTATGTTGCACCTCCTATAGTTGCCTATTTCCCTGTAGACGGTACTGATTTCTCTGCACAATGGTTTGAGAATTTTGACCTTGTAAAGACAGCAGTAGTATACACAGAGTTTGGTAGAAGAGTTTGTTCAGAGGTTATGCCAGAGATGGACTTTGAAATTATTCCTCATGGAACGGACTTAGAAGTATTCTACCCATTAGGTGATAAGTTAGAAGTAAGAAAAGAGTACTTTGAGAGAAATCCAGAATTGTGGGAAAGCTTTATTGTACTTAACGTAAATAGAAACCAACCAAGAAAACGTATTGATGTTGCACTTGAGGGTTTTGCAGAGTTTGTTCAAGATAAGCCAGATAATGTTAAATACTACCATCATGCAGGTATAAAAGACTCAGGATGGGACGTTCTAAATCTTAGCACAAAGCTCGGAATACAGCATAGAGTTATCCTAACTAACACAATAAAAGGTAACCAAAAAGTAACTCTACCAGAACTAAACATGATTTATAACTGTGCTGACATTGGAATAAATACTTCAACTGGAGAAGGTTGGGGACTTTGTTCAACAGAAGGTGCTGCTTGTGGAATTCCACAGATTGTACCAAATCACAGTGCTTGTACAGAACTATTTGAAGATGTGGGCATTCTTATCCCCGTAAACCAATATTTATGGAGTCCTGAAACATTAGTAAAAGGTGGACTTGTTCACCCCGCAGATGTTGCAGAGTCTTTAGAAATCCTGTATCAAAATCAGGAACTACGGGAAATGTTGGGGAGAGAGAGCTATAAAAAATTCACTTCCAAAGAGTATGTTTGGAAAGATATAGCCAAGAAATGGCAAAAGATTTTTGAAAGATATGGCAATAACATTTCCTAGTGATACAAAAGATAAAATAGATGATATTAGAGATGCGATTGGTAGAACAATAACATTCAATTCATTGGCAAGGAACACAGCCTGTACAACTTCTGGCTGTAGTCTAGACCCAGTAACAAATGTTTCTACTAACTCTTTTTGTCCTACTTGTGGCGGAGAATATTGGACTGATGTAATATCAGGATACCCAATAACCGCACACATAAGATGGAATAGTATGGATAAAGGGGTTGGTTATTCTGCTGGGGAATTATTCGAGGGAGAATGTCGTGCACAAATTGAGTACACCACAGAAAATATAACTATAATTGATACCTCTGAGACAGTACAAGTAGATGAAAAACTTATGAGTATTGATAAGAGGATTTATAAAGGTGTACCAGAGTTGAACAGAATTGTTTTAATTCTAAATGAGGAGGAAAAGGATGTCTAACAAAGCAGAAGGGGTGATAATTGAAGGACTGAATGTAATAGAGATTGTTAAGTTTCTTAGCAATAAAAATAAGAAGTACTTGGCAATAACCCTAAACAACATTGAGGACGTATTAGACCCTAATTCAGAAGATTACAAATTAATTAGAAAAGAAGTTCTTGATGGATTTAATGAGTTCACAAGAGCGATTGTTGAAGTATTATTTGGCGACCAGTTGGAAAAGTAAATGGCAGGGAAACATAGTTTAGAGCAGTGGAAAGACCAACTTACAGATGCTGCTAAGTCTTTTGGAACCCTTATTTCTCAAATAAAAAAATTAGAGGTTCTTGTAAAAGACTTAGCTAGGGAAGTAGCAGACTTTGAAGCTTCCGCCAGAAATGTAAGAACAGACCCTGAAAATATAATACTTGAAGAGATTTTAAATGGGCTAATGGGAGAAACTACTTCTGAATTAAAAAAAGAATTCACTACTGCTAAAGAACAAACTTCTGGGGATATACAAGAAAAGATGCTTTCAAATCTTGTAAGACTGGTTGGCTCTAAGCTCGTTCCAAAGGTTGACTATGACGGACGAAGCGTATTGATGGACTTGGAAACAGACTGTAACACAGCTTTTGGGGAAGTGGGAGACTGGTTTAAAATAGTAGATGCAGTAAGAGTAACAAGGGCAAATAATCCAACAGCAAGAATGATTGGGTGGATGAAAATATTTGATGCTGGAGTACTAAAAAGAACCCCCTCTAAAAAAGGAAAGAAAAGAAGCAAGTGGAACAATAAAAGCGACCTTTCAGATATGTATAATAGTATTATTTCTGCAAGATATTCAGAATTGGGGGATAGTGCCCCATATTGGTATTTTTTAGAGCATGGTAATATGGAATTTGTTGGGGGAGCTTTATACCCATACCCTGCATATGGAGCACCAGGAGCAGTAAGTACAGTAGAGGCTAGGATAATAAAAAAGGGAAATAACCTAATAAAAAAAGCTTCTACAGTAGAACTAAGAGTAGAAAAAGGATATAAAGCAAGGCTTTCTTTACTAGAGGATACTACAAACCTAATTGAGGATTTATATGACCAACTTGAAAATGATGAAGGAGAACTGGCTAAAGTAGCAGCCACTGTAAAAAGAGTAACTACAAATAGAGTTAATAAGCAGCTTACTACTTATAGAAGTCAAACAAGTTTACAAAATCTATCTAAAGAAGACGTAAGAACCTTAAGAGATACAATACTTTCTAATATTTCAAACAAGGATAAATTTAAAGTAGATAGACTTTACCTTCCATCACTTGGAAAAGCAGTTAGGATAAAAGACTTATCAACAAAAATGGAGCAGTATTTGACAGACTTAGGAATAGATGACGTAGGAACATAATATGTATTTAGAAAGAAAACAAGAATTAAGTGTGTACTACTGGCTTGATGATTTATTTGATGGAACAGGTGTAGATGTAGTAGACTCCTACTATGACGGGAATTTGGAAATACCACGGGTAGCAATCGTGGGTGGGGATATCGGTTCAACCCTACATGAGCTAGGAGGACAGGAAAGGTACGATAGAGTTTGGTGGTTAGAGATTTTTGGAAGCACCAAACAGCAAAGAGATGAGATTGGCTACAAAATATTCGGTGAAATAAGAGAAGAAGGTCATGTCCCTGTGTGGGATTATGACGAAGGATTTCCACCAGCTGTTAGCCCTAGCAGCCTTGGTTACATGGATATTGTAAAGCACCAATTCAGACCAAAAAATTATGATACGGAACTTCAGGATTTATTGGACTGGCGTGCAACAGTAGCGATTCATTCAAGATATATAGCTTAACATTTTAGGAGGAATTAATGGCAAGACGTATAGCAATTCCCTCAAAGAAACTGGCACTTAAAATTGTTGGTTCGAGAGATGCTTTTTTGGCATCTAGAATTCAGAGAGCGGAAGTAAGCTCAAATACGCCTTCAACGGATATTGACGAATTAGGTAATCCGTTACACGCTGGAACTGTCGAAGACATTCCAACAGTATCACTACCTTTTTCTGCATTTGATACAGGAATTAAAGTTTATTCTACACTTACAGGGACAGACCCTAGTGCCTACCCAGGTGCAGGTGTAGATATTGGACAATTAGGCACAATTGATGCTGTTATTTACATTCGTGAAGACAGCGTGGCAACATATGCCAAATCAGTACATGCTAAGAAATTAAGAATTCAAGACTTTACATTCTCGTACTCCGTAGACGGCGAAGGAACTGAGGACTACACAGCCACAGGTACTGAAAGACGATATTTCAAATACAATGTAGTTGTTGAGAAATTTACTACTGGAACAACTTCATTTGTACTAAATGATGCACCTACTCCGTTGAAAAATGGCGATAAGTGTTTATCAGTTATTATGGATGGAGACTATTTAGAAGAAGTAGCAGCTGGACCGGCAACTGGGCAATATTCAGTTGCATCGGACACTATTACTACTTTTGACTCAAGAGTAACACAGGTGATGGCTATCTATCATGAAGCATCAGTTGGAGATACTTGGTCAGATGTTTCAGATAGCACAATGCCAGCCGCAATTCAGGGCAAAGACATTGAAATCGAAATTAGTGCCAACTTGATTCCTAGAGTACAGTCTGTAACAATCAATGGAAATTTGAACGTTACAGAAGTTCGAGAGATGGGTAATGATAAACTTGTAGGTTACCAATCACAAGTACCATCTGTTGAAGGTTCATTTACTGTTCTTGATACTGACGAAGAACTAATTGACCTATTAACTTACGGTTCAATTGGTTCAGGAAACACAGAGTTCGCTCTGAATGAGTATGAAGATACAGCAGAACTACCACTTGAAATTCAACTAACTAATCCAGCATCAGGTACACAGGTTTTGAAAACTATCTACATTCCAATAATTAAGATTATTGGTGATAGCTACACAGCAAATGTAAACGACAATGCGGTGCAGGTGTTCAACTTCAAGAGTACTACAGGAGCATGTGTAATTTACTCTGGTGCAAAAGTCTAGAGTAAAACAATAGAATAAGTACAATCGACTAACAGGGAGATTTAACTTAAGGGGTCATATTATATCTACTTTTAGTATTTAATATGACCCCATTATTTTTTAAAATAATAGGAGAGGAAAAGATGACATTATCACCAGAAAAAAATGATATAGATATTAGTTCTCTATTTTACTACAGAAAACCAGTAGTTATTATAGATAAAGATGCAGAACCTGCTACTTTCTATATGAGATTAGTAGGAGATGCAGAGCTTCAAAGAGCTAGAGTGAAAGCACTCAGGGATAGCAGAAAGCTGAGGGATGCTTTAAAAAATCCTGAATCAGACGAACATCTTGCGTATATTCCTGATGTAGAAGATTTAGATTCTAAACAGCTTGTTGAAGTTATTTTACTTTCTATTCTAAAGGAAATTTCAGCAGACGTAATTAAAGAAACAAAAATTCCTTTTCCTGAGGAACTGTCATCAGATTCGTCTTTGGAAGAACAAGAAGAATACCAAAGACTTGTGGATGAGTACCCAAAGAAACGAGAACTCATAGTAAGAGAAGAAATTGTGCACAGGGCAGCTAAAGCAAAAAAAGAATTATTGAAAAAAAGTATAGAAACTCTACAAAAAGACTATCTTATAAACCTTAGAAATGAGATGTGTGAGGTAGAACTAACTAGAAGTTTTTATGACCACATAGTATTCTTTAGTTTATATAAAGACTCGGACTATAAAATCCCACTACTTGAAAACTTTAAAGAATTTAAAAACTTTCCAGCAGAAATAAAAGACCAACTACTTAAAGAGTACAGAGGTCTTGAATTGGGGATGGACGAATTAAAAAAATAGCACGGAGTAATGCAATAGAAGCTTTATGGTCGGTTTCTAAGTCATTACAATTACCGTTTGATATAACTATAGATGATATAAGTGAATTACCCTACTCAATATCATACGTAGTAAGAAAAAAGTCTCAGATAGATTCATTCAGGGAGTTACCAAAGGAAAAGAGACCTACAGAGACCATGATTTGGGAAGGTTCATCAGAGGAATTGGAAGGCTGGTTTGATAGGGTTTTTGATAGAAAAAATAAACATAATGCTCCTACTGACTTAGGATTAATTATGGAAATTGACAAGAAATTAATAGAGGGATAATGGCTGATAGACTTACCACATTAACCAACGAGTTACAAGAAGTAAAGAATCTTATTATAGAAAATAGAACAGAATTAGCAGACATAATTAAAACTATTGCTGGTATTCCTGGTGGAGATGTTTTTTCTCCTTTGTCTAAAGAGATGGGATTACTTTTAAAAGACACTATAAAAGTAAATTCTGAGTTCTCTTCGCTTCAAAGAACTCTAGAGGAGTTGCAAAGAACCTTTTCAAAAAAGCTCACACGCTCACAGGAACCAGGAGACTATAACCCACTACAACTAACTGAGAGAACCGCAAGAACCCCACAGGGAAGGTTTGATAGACCAGAGGTAATTCCACTAAGAAGACAAGTAGATGTAGACCTTACAGAACAATGGTCAAAAGATAGAGAAAGAACAAGTAGAAGTGCTAATGTTGGTATTCAGATTCAAAATGAAGAGGGTATGTGGATACATCTTGAAGCTGCAATTGAGGAAGCTGAACAGGCTAATGCAGACTACTATACAAAAAGTAGAGCGGCTTCTAAGCAAGAACTAGATAATCTAAAAGAAAGAATAGACCTCCTCGATAAGCTAAACCAAGTCAAAAAAGATGGACTAAGAAACCTTCGCCAAAGCAGTGAGGAAGATGAGGGATTCGAAGACGTAAAACCGAAAGCGTTTGGTGATGCTGACGAAATTAAAAAAGCAAAAGCAGAATTTCCAGAAGTAGTTGCAATTTTAAAGAAGTACGGCATGACTATGGACCAGGTTACAAACGCAACTAGAGAAGCGTCTACTGAGATAATAACATGGACAGCCTCCAAAAAGAACGATATGGGTATTACAGAGCAGGTGAGAATTACCACTGATAAGTGGGGAAAATCTTTAATAGATACTCAAAAGAGATTTAGAAGTTTTGGTCAAGCTATTGCTAGAAATATCGGAGAAGTTTTCAAATGGGCTATTGCTGCACAGCTAGTGTGGTTACCTATGAGAAAACTCCAAGAAATTTCTGGAGAGATGATTGAACTTCAAACAAAACTAGCTGCTGCTGCAATCGCAACTGGTACTGCTTTTGAAGATAGCAATAAAATATTTGAGAATGCTTACAGAGTAGCACAACTAACTGGGTCTAATGTTATTGGAGTTGTAGAGGGATATGAACTAGCATATCGAGCGGCTGGAAGTCTTACAGATGCACATGAAAGAGCAACAACTGCAACAGCCCTTCTTGGTGATGCTATGTTGCTTGCTACAGTAACGGCTATGGATGAAGAGAAGGCTTTAGATACTCTTGCAGGTGGATTAAGACAATTAGGCTTACCACTTGATGAGAGTAGAGGCTTATTAGATTCATGGGTAGCTGTATCTAAAAACGCTGCTGTAAGTATTGAAACTCTTGCAGAATCTTTTGCTATTACTGCTACTTCAGCAGCTAATGCTGGTATTGATATTAATAGTTTAAATGCATATGTTGCTGTACTAGCCGAAAACACAACTCTGTCTGCTACAGAAGTTGGTAATGCTATGAGAGCTTTTGTTACTGGATATCAAACTGATACTGCCAGAACAGAACTTCGTAACTTAGGTATTGCTATTGAAAATACTAAGGGTGAGGCTCTAGATTTCAATGACGTACTAGAACAAATTTACAAATTTTCTAAGGCTGGAATTATTTCTCCTACACAGCTAAACAAACTTGGTGTTGCAATAGGTGGAGGTAACAGAAGAGCTTCACAATTTATTACTATTCTTGAAAATCTAGAGAGAGTTCAAGGAATTACTGCAATTTCAACAGGTGCTCATGGGGATGCAGAGGCAGCTCTAGAAGAGCAACTTAAAACTGTGACAACTGCACTAACTAAGCTTGAAAATTCATTTGAAAGGTTTGCACAAACTTTAGGAACAGAGGGTGGTTTCCTATCCATAATAAAACTAATAGCAGACAGTTTTACTGTAACATTGGATGCTGTCTCAGAACTTACAAATATTTTTGGTTCTGCTATACCAGTTGTAACAGCATTTGGAGTAGCACTAGCGGCTACAGGAAATAAGGACATCTTTAACCAAAAGTTAACCTTAGCAGGTGATGCAATGGCTGACTTTGTAGGTAAAGGAGCAAGTAAATTAGGACAGGGTGCTGACTTCCTTTCTTTTGATAAATTTGGACTAGAAAATAGAGCAGAAACTACTTTTTCAGGCGAAAGCAAAATATTAGAGGGACTTTCTACAATATTACCAGGGGCAATATCGGTTGGAATGCAAGCAATAATGAGTGGTGCTTCTGGTCAAAAATATAGGGGACGTGGACAAGTAGTTGGAGGTGCTATTGGTGTTTTGGGTGCAGGTGCAGTTGCTGGTAAAGTTGCTGGAGGTGGCATTGCTGCAGGGATTGGAAAACTGGGAACTAGTGGAGTACTTATAGCGGCACAAGTAGGCAGCATGATAGCTGGTGCTATAGCAGATTCTATCTGGAATTATGAAACAGATTTTGCAGAATTTTTTGGAAGAGCTTTTAAAGCTGCCTCAGAAGATGACTCCGATGAGACAACAACAAAATCTCCAACACAAGACTTAATAGCAGAAAGAGATGAAATGGTTCAAGCACTTCTTGATGCGAATCCAATAAAATTCTGGTTCCAAGAAGCACAGCTTGACGGAAGAAGGTTTTTGAAAGATACAGCTAAATTTTTAGGAAATGACACATCGGAAAACATAGAAGGGTTTGATACTCTTACTAGAACTGACCTAGCAGTTGGTCAGGCATCTCCTGAAGAACGTGCAGCAATAGCAGCAAAACAAGAACAAATTAACATAAGACAAGGTGGTGGTACTAGTAAAACTGAAGAAGATGCTACAATAAAGTTTTTTGAAGACTACGGTACTACTTTAGATTCTACCACAGCAAAATATAAAGAATTACTACGAGCAGAGGCAGTTTCTGGAGAAATTTCTTCTAAACAATTTAAAGATAAGATTGAAGGGATAGAAGGATTTGATGTCAATGTTGCCAGCTTTGCAGATATTGCTGGTGATGAATTTATGTTACTCAACACCACTGTAGGTACAACTACTGACTTAATTGATACAATGTATAAGTTGTTCTACAGAGGAAGTAATGAACAAATTCAACTTCTAAAGGCTATGACAGATGAGTGGTATGAGTTAAGTCTGCAACCTGGAGTGAATTCAGAAGCAATGAAAGAGTTAGAGCAAGATGCTGCTAATTTGGCTACTGGAATTCTTGCTAATATCACAAAAAACGAAATAAAATTCCCACTTACTTTAGATGTAAGTAAAACTTTTAAAACAGAATTAGACACAATAATGGAAAATGCTGCTTTAATTGACCAAGAAAAGTTAGCAGCTTCTGTGCTTGCTGGATATAACGAGGGAATTGAATATGTAGATTGGGTTTCTACTATGGACCCATTCTTAGCATGGTGGGGAACCGAGGGTTACTCTAAAATAGAGGGAGTAACAGAGGAAGCTTTTAGACAGGCTGTTGAAGAGGGACTAGACGAAGATAGAATTAGAGAAAAGTTTTCTAATCTTGGTCTTACTGATTTTGGAGATTCTACTTTTGCTGAA